GCAAGCTCTGCAGGCGGTGGCGGTACAGGAGACGGCGCCGGATCTAACGGTGCATGGGGCGCTCCGGGTGGCGGGTCGAGTGCTATACTACGAGGCGCAGCATTTATTGCTGTTGCAGCAGGAGGCGGAGGCGGTGGTGGCGCTGGGTTTGGTAGTGTAACTGCAGGCGGTGTGGGGGGTGCAGGCGGTACTGGCACTGGAACTACGCCAAATAGCAGACCTACTAGCTCAACATTTTGGGGGACTGCCGGTAATAACGGATCGGGCGGTGGCGGCACGGGCGGTTCAGGATCCAGTGCCAACCTAGGTGCTGGTTTAGGCGGTGCGGGCGGTGCAAATACTGTTCCTTCAGGATGCACTGGCTACAACGGGTCAGGTACTACAGCAGGCAACACCGGTAGTGTTTATTATGGTAACACGGCCGGCCGAGGTGGTATATCAACTACTACCGGCGGCGCACAAGTTGGCGGTAATAACGGTCGAGTAGTTATATTTGGTTAATTGGCACCGCGAGTTGGATTCGAACCAACATCTTACGCTTTAGAAGAGCGTTGCCTATCCCTTAGACTATCGCGGTCTATGGTGCCCGTCATGAGATTCGAACTCATACCTTTACAGATTTTAAGTCTGCTGACTCTACCAATTGGCCGACACGGGCGAAAATTCGTCTTAGGTTGTTTACCGCACAACCTAAGAAAGCGGGGGTCTGTTCTTACATAGCCGGACCATTGCCATTCTTAAAACCAACTGATCCGCCTTCTGCTTCGATTCGTGCAATCACGTCTTCAAATAAGATAGGTGCAAAGTCAGTTTGCTCTACGCAGACGCAATGATAACGCACATCGTTCTCGTCGCTGTATAAGATTTCTCCTGTACGTGTATCAACACCACGAGCCTTCTTCACGCGGTTAGCGTGAGTGTGTCCGTGAATGTTAGTACCAAAGCGACCTAAACTATCACTATGCACAGGAATATGGCTAAGGATCATACCGTTCATAACGTGATAAGCTCTAAGCTCTCTAAAGTACAAGCGATACTCGTCGTCCCTAAAGATATCGTGGTTACCACGAATTAAAACTTTGTCGCCGTTTAATCTTGACATGATACTTAACGCTTTACGATTGATGACAACATCGCCCAAATGATAGACCTTGTCAGTGGGCTTTACCCGTTCGTTCCACGCCTTAACCATAGCTTCATCCATTTCCTCAGGCGAGTCCCATGGACGAAGTTTTGTAACACCATCGTTACGTGTGAAGCGACATACACCAGTGTGGCCAAAGTGCGTGTCGCTGACTAAAAATACGCTAGGCATACATCTCTCCTTTCTTTATTCAGCAAACCAAATTTCCTTAAATCCTTCTTCTTCAGTTGGATCTTCCCAACTGGCAATCATACTGGCAATGACATGATCCGGAATCTCTTTACCGGGTCGACTCATCAATCGACGCATAAGTTCTGTATGCTCAGGTGTACGAAACACTACAGCAATATGATAATAATCTGGCAACATATTAAACTTACGAGCACGACTTTTTACAGTTGTGCTAGTTTGATCCCAGATAATATCATGCCCGTGTTCGCGAGCATGAACAACAACTTTAGCCATTAGATCTACTGCTGTAGGCATGTACTCGCTAAACACTTCGCTATAAGTTTTGCCTTGAGCTTTGGCATAATCTTCTACAAAAGTATCGGTACTGACTGCAGTCAAACCTAATGCCCAAATTTGATTTTTGATCCAGGTGCTTTTTCCTGCACCCGGAACTCCAATAAGTTGATAACATTTGGGCTTATTAACTTTTGGAAAGTCAATAGGGTTGTCTGTGTTTGTATAATGCATTACCAATTCTCCACTCCAGAAATTTCAGTTTTAAACTCGCCATCTAGTCCGTTGATATTAGTGTGTACAATTAAATTAGTAACGCTACCGATACCACTTGAGTTATCTTGTAACAATTCAAATGAGGTTGCTTCTGGAAATTTATCCATCACTTCTAAAATTTTTACAACTTCTTCTCTACATAGGTACATCAATCTATACTCCTAAAAGTACGCCAATCATCAATATTGGGTTTTTCATCTGCATCATACGTCCAGCCTAAAACTTTCATCATCTTATGTTTGACCATTAAGTTAGGACTACGAAATGCTTCTGTATCATTGAAGCCCATCATAACACCAATTTCACATACGGCACCTGAACGACATACTCCTGCTACGCAGTGTACAACAACATCCATACGATTGTCAAGTGCATGTTGTAATAAAGCCACAAGACCTTTAGCTTGTTCGTCAGTAACTTTAAAGTCTTCTCCCCATCGATCATCTTGTTCTAAATCTAAAAACTCAAACTGATGTACTTCTTTAAATTTATGCTTAGGTACAGGAAATTCCATAGCCGGATCAACAATTTGAATCAACATTGAATTTTCGCCAACACGGACATGATGTCCTTTGCTAATATCTGCTAGAGCTACATTTTGAATCCACGGCATTATTTTCTCCTAAATGGGGTGTCCGACGAGTATCGATCTCGTACTTCCAGTTTCACAGACTAGTGTGCAGGCCACTACACTACGGACACCATTGTAAGTCGGGCGCCTAACTATCCTCCTGGGAGGACTCGCTAGATTGTCTCGAATAGTCAAGTTTAACAGACCTGCTCTAGTCATACTATAGTGTCAACACAGTCAACCCCACTGTGCCTAGACTGGCAGGGACTCTAAACTATCGTCTATCCCTTAATTGGTATCGCGTACGGGGATCGAACCCGCCTGACTAGGTTGAAAGCCTAGTGACCTCCCAGAAGTCCAACGCGATGTTGTTTGGCACCCCTGGAAGGACTCGAACCTCCGGCTCCTACGTTCGTAGCGTAGTACTCTTATTCCGCTGAGTTACAGGGGTATTAATACGTTCTAGTGCGTCTCGACGCATTTTAAATACTCGATGTTCATTAGGTCGATGTACAAGGATATACTCGATACCGTCAATTGTTTCAGTCACACGGGTATCGTCACAAACAAACTGTTCTGAATTCATACGATTTTTAAAAATAGTTGGTTTCATGTCGTTCTCCTAAAATATGGCCGGCCCGGAGAGACTCGAACTCCCAACCTCTAGTTTCGAAGACTAGCACTCTAATCCATTGAGTTACGGACCGATATCTGGCACCCGGAGTAGGAATCGAACCTACAATAGCAGAGTCAAAGTCTGTTGTGTTACCACTACACTATCCGGGAATAATCTTGGTGGAGGCCGAGGGAATCGAACCCTTCTAGTCAAGAATCTTGCAAGGATTCCCCGCAGCCCACTGCTGCCCCCATATTGAATTTGTAAGTAGTTGCGTCCCTCATATCGCAACCATTTTCCCTTGTAATAAAGCCGGCAGGGTCAAGATACGTCACTTGGGATACCAGTCCAGTATGGCAACCAATCTGCGAGGATCTTCCGATCCTCTGGGAGTTGAACCCACTAACCTTCTACTGTCTTGGTAGTTCGAACTTACCTCAACAGCGTGACTCTCTCTTGCTGACACTTACAAAACTTGGTGCCCCAGGATGGAATCGAACCACCACACCCTGCTTACAAAACAGGACCTCTACCACTAAGGATACAAGGGCAAAACTGGTCTCCCTACAAGGATTCGAACCTTGACCACACGGCCCCAAACCGTGTACGCAACCAGATAACGCTTTAGAGAGATAAAATTGGTGGTAATGGAAAGAGTCGAACTTTCACTGGACACCGTATGAAGGTGCTGCACTACCGTTATGCTACATTACCATATAGAAGCACACGTATGCCGTTTTCCTAGAAGGTGGCCGTTCCCAGTACCCAAACTATGTTTTAGGTTAAATGTGCTTTTATATGGTAGGGGCACAGAGAATCGAACTCTGATTAATAGGTTAAAAGCCTACTACTTTAGCCGTTAAGTTATACCCCCGCATGATCCGTACTATGTTGATTTATTGTGCCAACCTAGACCATACGGGTTCCAGGCGACACTAAAGTTTACCTCGTTTCATGTCGTTCTCCTTAGTTTCTATATTATATGTTCACTTCAAGTTTCTGTCAATCCAAATCAACCCTACGATAACCAAAATAACAATTGCAACCGCCCCATTTTAGTTTCTCCTCTAATAAACAGGATGCATTTTAACGTGGTTAGATTAAAAGTCTAATGTTAAAAGTTTGCTGTTAGCATCCTTAAACTGGTACCCTTGCTCGGATTCGAACCGAGAAACCTGCGGCACTCCTTTTGAGAGAGCTGACTTTACCAAATTTGTCTACAAGGGCATTATATGGTGCCGCCTTGAGGGATCGAACCTCATTCCTCGGTGCTTCAAACCGGTGCTATGACCACATCAGCTAAAGCGGCATTAAATTGGTGCCTCCGGCGGGAGTCGAACCCACATTGGCCAATTATCTGTTGCACACGGGATATAAATCCGCTGTTTTACCATTAAACTACAGAGGCATATAAAACAGGATGCATTTTCTTTTTTCCATAAAAAGTGAAATTAGAATTTGCTGTTAGCATCCTTAAACTTGGTAGCCTATCTTGGGAACGATCCAAGGACCCCCGCCTTATCAAGACGGTGCTCTACCACTGAGCTAATAGGCTATATTTGGCGGTCCCACGGGGTAACGATCCCCGTCCTCTGGCGTGACAAGCCAGTATGCGTCCATGAACACCTTGAGACCAAATTTGGTGGACCGTGAAGGAATCGAACCTAATCGCCAACCACCCTACATATTATGGCAACGGATTTACAGTCCGCCGTAGGGAACACAGTCCAAAATTTGTAACACTCTCCGCTAT